AATATATGGTGTACTATAAGTCATTCCCTCATTGTCAGTAGAAGAATCTCCACCCATACTCCAATCATCACCTTCATCCATAGCTCTCAACATAGTGATTTGTCTTTCTCTCCACATTTCAAACTTCTTCATTGATTCCCACTTACCAAGAGTTGCACAAACAACATTGTTTGCAACTATTGTGTGGTGTTTATCAAGAATTAAATTATAAACATTAAGTGGTTTAGATTGAAATAACTTACCAATCTCATGAGCCTTATACCATTTACCACGATACTTCATTGGATGGTTATCTGTAGTTATTAGATTTTTAAATTTAGAAAGTGTATCACCATAAGGTCTTTCATCTTTAATTACTTTTAATATTTTTGCATAACCAATTTCTGTTTTGACTTTCATTCCATGTCTTAAATATTTTATTGGAACTTGTCTACCATTACTTAATTTTACTTTAGTATTCCCTGTAAAACAAACACCTGAAAACTTGTCGTTCCCACCAACCATTTCTTCATCTACTGCTCTTACATTAATCTGCTCATCTACAGTTGGTTGTTCTACTCCTGCAGTTACATCAGCAAAAATATCTATATTTGAAAAATCTTCTGGAGTGAAAATTGTTGGTGGAAGAGTTACAGGTTCAATATTTTCTGCAATCTGAGCTCCAGTAATACTATACATACCTTTAATTGTTATTTTACCACCAACCATTGCATCACTAAATCCTGGTTCTTTATCGTGTGGTGTTAATACTAATATATTTGGGTCGGTTAAATCAAATCTTATTTTACCTGAAGTAGAATTTGTAAGTGGCGTATAAGTTATCCACGAATTTATTTCTTTTATTCTCTTTTTATAAAGTGCGTTTTGAATATTTTGAGTATCTACTTCAACTTCTGTTTTATCAGCAGATATTTTCTTTACAACATATTTTAATTCTTTTGGAAATATTTCTTTTAGTTCTTGTCTTGATTGTCTTTTACCAAATTTTTTAGTTGAGAAATATTTTGTTTTTCCATTAATAACTTTTGTTTGAACTTTACCAACATGAACCTCACCATCTTCATTTATAAATACAGTTTGTTCTTTTCCAGCAATTCTCTTTAGAAACAAATACTTAACTTTATAAGTTCCTTCTGTAAAACCCATTTGTCGTAAATGTCCACCTATATCTAAATCAAGTTTTCTATCATCAGGAAATACATCTCCTGCTGGAAATATTTCATCTCCAACTAATACATCGTCTTCATCAGTAGTTAAGTCTTCTGATTGATAAACATAGATATGAATATAATCTTCATTTCTTCTACCAAATCCAGAAGGTAACAGTCCAGGAATTTCTAATTGTTCTTTATCTTTTTGATTTAATCCGTATTCTAACATTAATCACCCTCTGCTACTTTTGCAAGTTCTTCTTGTAATTCTGTTATAGTTTCATCTAATGTTATATTCAATTCATCTTGAGCATCTATCTTAGATTGTAATTCTATTCTCATTCCCTCAAGTTCAGGAGGTGTTACTTCTGGTTCTTCAGGTGGTACTTCAGTAAGTAATTCATTAAATACTGATTTTCCATTCCCGCCTAATTCTTCAGGACCAAAAAACTTTAACCACAAGTCTTTATTTGAAGATTTTTGTACTACAGGAAGTCTAACATATTGGTGTTCCTTTTCCATTGAAGCACCTGGATTTTTAGGGTCTTCGTATGATAATAAAAATCCTCTATCATCTCTCAATGGGTCTGTTGCATCAAGTGCAGAACCAGACATTGCAGCTCTTTTCTTTTCTTCTTCTAAATGTTTTAAAAGTTTATGTTCGTCTGCATCTTGTACATTTTTATAATAATCTGTATTTCTAGCTTGTTTTATTGTATAGGGCATTTTATCTCACCACTTTAAATTCATATCCGTCATCATATACTAAAGATGATTCATCTGCTCCGCTTCCACTTACTACTTTAATTTCAAACTTATAATGTCTTTCTGGTTGTAACCCATCCATCCACAAATTAAAATAATTACCTGTTGAATCACAACTAACTATTGAACCTGTACTAAATGGTATTATTACATCATCAGTTAATGAATCTTTTACTGAATAGTAAGTTCCTTGGCCGAGAGCCTGACTTCCACTTGGTAAAGATTTTACAGTTAACGCTGCGGGTGTAGTAGAAAATCCTCTTGTTGGATATAGTTCTCTACCTACTAATCTGAATTTTACTTTTGATTTTTCTTTATATTCAGATTTAATATTTTTAAAATAAACAGTTAGGTTATCTAAATCGGATGAAGCTAAAGCACTTAAACTTCCAGTACTCCATACACTATCATCCCACTCTACTTCTAACTTTGGTGGAAAAATTGTATTTGTCTCTCGTGAGAAAAATTTTAAATGTCCAATATGATTAGTATCCCCTTCAGCTGAACCTGTTGCGGTTGTTGGATCGAATATTGAATACATACTTTGTGATGTTGCTACATTTTGTCTCTTTACAATAAGCCCATTATTTGGAAATATAGAACTTGAATAAATATGATTTTTAACTAAATCACTTACATCCATTCTAATATCTTTAGTTTCATAAACTAAATTTTCTGAAGAGCTAACTTCATATTGACTACTAATACTTGAAGTAAACCAAGTACCACCTTGTGTTGTACTACCACTCACCCATTCAGTTTTTGTTGTATCGTTATCTCGATATTTCCAACTTGCCCCATCACTTAATACTGGGTCTCTACTATAAAATCCTGTTCCACCTGACCAACTTCCACTTACCATATAAGTGTATAGAGTTTGTTCTACTGCTAATTCTTCTGAACTTGCATCATATAAATTTAAATAATATTTTGCATCGCTTGGAATAACTCCGGTATTTACTTGATTAGTAATATAACTATAATCAAATTTAATAAGTATTCGAGATACTCCAACAGATGTTCCCGCTGAATTAACTTCTTTTCTAACTTCTAATATTTGATCAATTCCTGTATTGATAGAAGAACTTACATTTCCCTCATAAATTGTTGTGTCTACTACTGGATATTCAAAATAATACATTATACATCTCCTACTACTCTACCCGAAATATCAGTATTTGGGAATTTTAATTCGAAAATACAAGGGTCTAATGATGGATAAATAACTCCATCTTTGGTTGCTGATTGTAAATCATATACATGGCCAGTATATCCACTTTCTGTTTGCCATTCATTATCAATAACTACCATTTGTTTTTGTGGATTATCATCTTCTGGTGGAACAATACTTGCCACACCATCCACTAATGAAATTGCATAAGCAATATCACTTAAAATTATTGGTTGTCCAATTTGCCATTTCTTAATATCAAAATATTTCTTAACTGATTCTATTGCCCTTAACAATACTTCATTTTTATTAAATCCTCTTTGAGTAATAATTGAAAATCTACAACTAATATTTACAATATATGCATCTTTAATATTAATTGCATCTGTTAAAATTCTATATTGTGATAGATATGTTTTTAAATTATTTTTTACAGCGTGGTTTAATGTTACTAAATTCTGATTTGCATCATATCCTAAAGTATAAAAATTTAATGCTAATGGATTAGGTAAAGTACTTATAGATGTGTTTTTAGAAATTTTACCATTCTTAACAATCAATTTTGTATTCTCTTCTAACTGTTCATCTTGAACGATAAAACATTTAGCAATATTACCATACTTTTGTGGTAATGAATAAACTCTAATTATATAATCCTCTTTGGTAACTGCTCTATTTTGTGAATTAAAATATGCTAATGCATTCTGTCTAACTTGTTCATTTGTCTCTCCACTTGAACCACCAGTTGCAGATTCTTCATTAGTAATAACTAAACTTGTTTTCATATCACTTACTTTTGTACCATTTAATCCTGTATCATCAAATGTCCAACTAACATTATCGAGATTTGTAATTGTACCTGAAAGTGCATTATCTTTAACTGAACCACCATAAGTATAAGTTACGGTTAATGTAGTATTACTTGGAGCCAATCCAAAAGTTTTGGTTTTCAAAAAATTACTTGGATCAAAAGATTCATCCAATTTATTAACACCCAATGATAACGATGAACCAACATTATCTGGATTTGGAATTATTTCTTCATCCGCATTTGAACTAATACCTGAACCAAATCTTATTTCTGTTTTACCATCACTACGGACATACTTTGTAAATCTTTTAGCAGTTTTAATTAACTTTAATAAGAAAGGGGATTCCTTTTTATATGATGTTAAATCAGGACTATTATTATCAGAATTTTCCATTGAAGCAAAAACAGTATCTTGAGCCAAGAATGGAACTTCATACCATTTTTCTTCTTTACTATCTGTTATTGACATAATATCAATTACTTTATTATTACTTAAAATTATTTTATCGAATTTAGTAGCATTACCAAAAGTAAATGTTTGTGATGTTTTAGTACCTGATTTACAAATTCCTTTTTTCGTCAATGTAAAATGTGTTGGTGTGGTTTCATCAAACTTTGAAACTCTTATATCCATATTATCTAAAGAACTCGATACTTTAAAATTAATATCATCCGCCAATCTAAATGTTGTTCCATTAGTAGATGAGAATGTACTATCACCTGCTAATATTGGTGCATAATCTAAATCTGGTTGGTAAGTTTCTCCAACTTGTAATGATGGAACTTCTACACTAAAATCACATATTGCTGTAGCTGGACTTGATAGTTTCGGTTCATATCCAAATGATTGGGCAATTTTATAAATATTTTTCTTTTCTTCTGCTGCATGTAATAATGATTCACGATATTGATTATCAATATAAAATCCTAATACATCTCCTACATATGCTGCCATCTCTATAAACATCATTCCAGGACTTGATTCATTAAAATCATTATATGTATTTGGAAAGTATGTCTTTGCAAATTCCATTAAATTGTTTCTTATATCAGAAAATTCTCTACCAAGATATTGGACTTCCTTTTTCTCTACTTTTTGATTTGTATTATAATCGACGGCCATTCTATCCTCCTGTATTAAAATTAAATGTCATTGTCTCAATTGAATCAGGGTCATCTGTATCTACTCTAAACTCAAGTGAAACCGTTACCTGATTAGGATTAGATTCATCCTGTATAGTAAAAATATTTTCAGCTGTAATATAAGGTAACCATATTGCTAAAGCTTCTCTAATTGCACTATCAATTTTATCTCCAATAGTACCAGTTACTGGTTCAAATAAAATTGCAGGTAAATCACTACCAAACGCTGGTTGTCCAAGTCTTTCACCTTTTTGTGTTAATAATAAATTTTTTATATTAGATGATGCTTGTTCTTTTAATGTTGTTGAGCGGGGAAAAAATCCCTCACCACCTACTCCATATGTTAATGGAAAGGTACATCCGAAAAAACTATCTTCGTCCTCATTTAATGCTGCTACTGATGGATTGTTTATATCTCTTGTGTTCATTATCTATTACTTTTCATCTTATTGTGTTTCATTAACTTACTATAATCCTTTGTTAAAGCATCTTGTACATGGTCTGGAACTTGATTAGCTGAAACTCCAGCTTCTTTCATAGTTTGTACTGCTCCAACTTCTCGTTGTGTTTGTTTATCTCCACCATAACCTAATAATTCTGATGCTCTTGTTGAATCAAATGCACCACCACCCATTGTTGGATACTCATCCATTTCTTGTGATTTTTCATTTAAACCAACCGTTTCATTTAGTATATCGTTCAGAGTTTGGTTCTCAGTATATTGTACTGGTTCTCTTTTCTTTACTACTTTTTTCTTTCGAACTGGCTGTGTAAGTGATTTGAGAGAAGTAGATTTCTTCTCGGTTATAAATATATGTTTAACCTGTTTTTTAACTTCAATTCGTACTACTTCTTGTATTATTTTTACAAGGTCTTTTTTAGTCATGTTTAACTCCTTTACGCACCTGATGGTACTTTATAGCCTGTAAATACAGTTGGTACATTTCCCAATGGAACTCCTATCCCCTGTACTTGTTTTGCGTGTGTATCAAATGCTTTTATCAATTGATCAATAAAATCATCCACACTTTTATTTTTCATTCCTTCCGCGTCAATAAATGCTCCAGTAACACCTGGAACTACTACAACACACATATTACTTGAAACGGCTCCTGTCCAATATATTTTTAATGCCGTATCTAATGCAACTGAAAATGGTGGAACTGGTAATGGGTTTTTCAAACACATATTTAACATTCCTGCCATTAATTTTTTTAATGGTGATTTAACTATTATTCCTGGAACAGTTGCACTTCCTTGTCCTTTTTGTGTTCCACCAAAATATGGTATACCTGGTACCGCGGTTTTAACTGCTTTATCATATGAATCAGCAATTGCCGTACCAATGTCATCACCCTTTTCTAAGGCTGCTTTATATTCAACTCTAAATAATTCCCAACCTATTTTTTCTGCCATTTTATTCTACCGTATTCTTTGGACTTTTTATTGATGGTATACCTAATGCACTTTTTAATTTTTGTAATATTGGTTGTCCTGCAACAACTTGTACAGGACCCGTAGGTGCTAATAATCCAGTTTCTATTAATGTTAAAATATCATTCAACACCGATTCTAATTTATCCCCCAATACCATTGGTTCAGTAGCACCTGAACTACCAATTTTTGTTACTGGTGATTCAATTACTACTTCACTAACTGCTCCTATTGAAACATTATTATTACTAAACATTCCAATATCTCCACCGTTCTTAGTATTAAATATAATCCTATCCGAACTTAATAAAATATTTTTACCCTCATATGGAGCTGTAACTACTTTACTTTCTATTCCTGAAGTAAACTCTAATTTTTGATTTGTAGTCAAGTAAATACTTGAACCATCCGTATCAATCTTTTCTTCTACTGGTTGTTTTGGTTCAGGAAACTCATCTTTACTTTGTCCAACATTTAAAATAATGTTTGGTGAATCTTCATTTTCATTCTTTATATCACTACCAATTCTTATAGTGTTTCCATGTCTACCTTCAAATATTACATCACCCTCGTGTGGTAATAATTTGCGAGAATCTTTTGTCTTCTTTAAATAATATCCAAGTTCAGCACTTTTATCATCTGTATTTGGTGTGTCTAAACCAAACAAAGATTTAAGTGTGTTCTTTCTTTTTAATCTACTAATTCCATGTTGTGAATTAAAATTAGGATTACCAAATACATTTAATTGTGTTGTATAATAATATTGTCCAAGATACTGAACTCCTATCACAATCTCTCCAACTGCTGGTAAATTGTTTATACTTGGATTCATCGGTTTAAAATTTTTACATTTATCTATTGTCTTACCTTGTTCCGAATAAACAAACCTACCAAGAATCCCACCAATAAAAGCATAATCTGGTTTATCTTCAGATGTTTTTGGAAAAGATGATTTACTCTCATCCAAATGTACATCCAAAATTTCTACTGGTTCTAATTCATAAAATTCTTCCGACTGGACTAATTGTTTAAATAGTCTCATCGTTGATTCTACATTTTGTATTCTATTAGATTGAAGTGGTCCTGATTTAGCACCACCTTTCTTTTTCATTTTTACGGGCATTTAATTATCTAATTTGGCCGTTATATTGTCCGAATGATCCTGTAATTCACTTACAGTATGTTCTATACTTGTCATCAATTGTTCTTTCTCTTTATCAGATAACCCGAATTCTTCATCACTATCACCTTGTTTAGCAGCAGTAGCCAACCTCTGAACTATTGTTGCTAACTTAACTAATTGTTCATCATTCTTCACATTGATTTCCAAATACTCTTTTAGCATTGGAATTATTTGCACAGCTGTATCACCATCTTTGATAAACCCAACAACTTCTTTCATCAACACTTCTAACTGTTTTTTATTAGTTACTGAATTATCATAAATATCTTTAAAAACATCTGAAAGGGATTTCCCCTCGAAAACTTCAAAATCGATTGCCATATTATTACCTATTTTTGATTGAATTTGATTCAATAATAAATATTAAAAGTTCAGAAAATAGTTATATATAAATATATACACTTGTATATACCCATTAATATTTTAAAATATATACAATAGTTATTACTGTCGGGTATAAAATCCGACTAATTGATAACTAACGGGAGATAAAAACCATGAAGGAAATCATAGCACTCGTAAGGGGATGGGTTGATGACATTGCTCATTTACTTTTATCCTTTGTAGCCATTGGTGCCGTTTCCGAAGTCATATTCGGTAGTGGTATCTTCGGTGTTAATGTTATAGGTAACCTGACATCCATCATAAACAGTTTCGGCGAATCGGGTTTCGCTGGACTCG